TAAAGGGATATCGGTAAAGTTGTTACTCCCCGCCCAATTAACTCCGTCGTTTGAGAGTTGGAACTCTACCACTCCATCCAGGGTGCCTGTGGAGGTGGCTTGCACTGCTATAATTAAAAGGTTGTCTAGCTTATAACCTGGTCCAGTTGTATCCACAGAGATGTTGGTAGCTTGGAGGATTACTTCGTTGATATTGCGCATCTCAGCCACCCTTTCCGTTAAAAATAAGTTTACAGTTACCCGTTCCGCCCGTTCTAACAAAAACAAACCGAATATAGGCAAACGCCGATTCCGTATTTGCATTAAGAATCGCGGTTCCATTCACTACTAGGTTCATATCAGGGAACGCATTACTTACCGCCCAGTTTAAGCTGTCATTTGACACGCTGATCTCTATCCTGCCTGCTAAGTTGCCAGTGGACACAACTTGGACCGATAGTACGCTTAAAAAGAAAAGCTGAATAGGTAGGGAGGTGGCACCCACGGATGTGTTCACGAGGTTAAGGGGAATGATATTTTCATTTCTCACTGCTAGCCTCCTCTAAATGGTGCCCATGATGACGCGCAGACTTCAGAGCGTCATCATGGGTCTTATGGTTACGCTACAGGAGGCGTGCCGTTTGGCGGCATTAGGACGGGGCACTCAATAAAATAGAGGCCCGAGCCGCACGACACGTTTTCTGCATTCACCCGCGCGGTCACAAGGAGCCAATGGCCCTCACCGAGGATGATTTGACCCTTAAGCTCACTCTCATCCACCGCAACAGTAATACCATCGATAAGCATTCCCGATACATTCACTCCAGGCATGCTGTAGGCTTGCGCCATAGACGCCGGGAATGCCGGGGATTGCATGTTCATGCAGACCACGGAAGCAGCGACTCCAGGCTGGGCCAGCTGCGGGTCGAAGTAGTACTTGAAGATGGCTCCATTATCGTCCGATCCATGAGTCAGTGCGAGGCGACTATAGATATACAAGTTCTTTCCGCTACCAGCTGGGTTGTAGAGAAGGTGGATAGGAACCTCTACGCCAACCGGCGAGATGACCTGCGTACCAAGAGGCGCAACGAAGGACATGCCGTGCTTATTCGCTTTGCATGGGTCGCAGCACATGTCGCACTCAGGATGAGGAGGGTGCGGAGGTTTTTTATCGTCGCAACAGTAAAAATTAACAACGCCACAAGGCCCTTTTTTTTCTTCCATATGTTCCATTTTAAACTCCTTCCCCAAGATTATTTCTTGGGTTTTTCGCAGCAATCGCCGCAATAAATGTTAATAACTACACACTGTTTTTTTAGGTCCTTCTCGTGACTCTCGCCACCATTCGGCTGCTCATTAGGCATAGCTGTAGCCTCCTTTGGTTTAACTGCGTCAAACATCCCCATTTAACACCCCCACGTAACACCGCCCTGGTGCGCACTCACATACACACCAGGGCGGCCACCCCGAGGTTCATAACTCTCGGGTTACTTTTTGACCTATTGTCTTATCGTACAATTGTCAACGCTAGACTGACAACTGAACGTTGCAGTTGAACCCTGGTGCATTACAAATTAGGTTGCCGTAGAAACCCAATCTGATTTCAATCGCATCGCTATTACCCACGCGAAGACCCTGAAGGCCCTCATATTCCCCGTACTGGAGAATGTGAGGTGCGGCCCCCAATGACCTCAACTTCCACGTGTCCATCTGCAAGAGGTACGCAGTCTTAGATTGGCACGACCTGTCCGGAATCACGGTAAGCGGTCCATAGGGTGCGTGAATCTTGATACCAGCAAAGGCAATATCCGCCTCTTGGTGGTGAACATCCACATACTGAACCTTACTACCTAACGACTTCTCAAGCGCCGACCACGTCGAGAAGTTGGTGAAACAGTAGTCAGGCTGTCCACCTTCCTGCGCTGTTAAAGCTGCCGCGTCAATTAACGCCTCTTCCACAGGCTGAGATGTTCCGTTATAGAACACACCCTGCAAGCGGGAATCAGCCGAACGATTCACACCCCAATAGGAGTCAGTACCACTTACCGCCGCTGAAGGTAGCCACGCGCTCAACCCTGAAATCTTCAGAGCTGTGCCCGTGTTCGTAGTACCACCCGCTGGAACGTCACCCTGAATGTACAGGAACGTGTTGGCAGTGGTCCATGGAGCTGTCAGCGAGCTTGACGCAGCCGTCGAGGATGCGCCAGTGATGATACCAGCTGGACGGTTCACGCCCGTGATAGTCACGAAGTCAGCGCTCGGGGCGGACCCATCGGTGAGAGTGGTGGATGCCAATAGCACCATACCCACTTCAAACTGAGTGACCTGTGCCGAGTTAGCTAGAGTAATCGTAACAGTCGGAGTACCACCTGTTACAGTAGACCCCACCTGCCCACGAGAACCAGTGCCAGACGAGAACAAAGACGCTGCCAAGTCGTTACTCAGATTGCGAAATCCGGTATCTACGTTGAGCTTCGCTTCATCTACGAACGCGCCGGCCTGGTCCTTCGTGGCCTCAAGTAGTTCGTTCGTGATACTAACTAGCTGGTAATTCGAGACTCTATAGACGAAGAACGACGCAAGCGCAGGTGCCGTTTGGTTGTTCTGGGCATTCGCAAACGTCGCAGAACGACCTTGCGGAGTGCCATACAAAGTTGGGACGGGAATGTATTTCCCTGCAAAACCACTTGGACTCTCGTCCTTTGGGAGCAGACTGAGTAGCGCATTTTTCTTATAGCAAGTTTGTTACCCTAGAGGCTTTTTATCCCCTAGTTCAATCGGTTCGTTTCCCGATTGTTCGGCGTACATTTTCATCTCTTTCGAGTGTTGGGCACTCTTGGTGGTTTATATTCTGTTCGTTAAAACAGGTTCACCCACTACGCTCTACGATGTCCGTTCTGTTTTGATGGGACGGATTATCTCGGTATTAGCAGTTTCAGCCTCCACCGATATTGCCCAATTTTAATTTGGCCTATAAGTAGTTGACCAAATCCTTCATGTAATCCATTTAATATGAAGGGATCATCTCTATCGCTAGAGAGGGTGGCGATTAACCACCAGAGTAAAGCTCCTGTAAAGCTGCTACTTGGTTGGCTACGTTAGCAAAAGTTGCCATTTTATACCTCCGAATGGACTGTCAGCGTCGTCGCTGTTCCAATCCGGTTATAATTCGCCTTCAGAGTCTTCCCTGAAAGGCTAGGATAGCCCGCTCCCGTCTTTGCTTCTCGGTTAACTTCTCCGCAGCTGGTGCAGATTGCGTGTGCCGATTAGAAAGGGTGGGTGGTGCCTCTCTATTAATGGTCTGACGCGAGTTATTCAGAGGAGGTTGAGTTTCGATGGACATAGCAGCGACGGCCTCTTTGGGCGGTAAAAGGCTCGCGAGGGTCTGTATTTCGGTGCGTAAATAATTTTCTACCTCTTTAGCCGCTTCATTTACGGTCATAAGGTAGCCCCCGCCCTCACTTTCAGGACGCTTGAATACGTCTTCGATGAGATCCACCACCGCTTGCGCTTGTCCACTTTTTTTAATGAATGGAAACGCGTCTGAATTGTTTAGGAGGCGCTGGGTCTCTCCTAGGAACTGGCGCTTAGTCTCCTGGTAAGTAGTCTCGCTATTTTTAGTCTGGCCGTTGATAAGCTCGTCAATGCGAGCCTCGAGCTTCCTAATGCGCATTTCATCGGCGGATGGGGCGTTGAGGATGCTTTCGGTGATTTGGTCGCCGGTAATCCCCATTTCAGTGAGCTTAGAGAGTGGGTCCTGCCCAAGACCTTGTTTCCATGAGGCAAGCTCTGCATTCTCAGCCCTGAGGCGCGCCAGTTCTGCTTTCTCCGCGCGGTATTGGTCCTGTGCGGCCCTTCTACGCTGGTGCTGTTCAGCGATTTTAGCGGCTTTTAGTGCGATTTGATCGGTGTTATCGGGCGGCGGTAAATCATGGCCACCCGCTTCAACATTGTCGGTGGGTTGTGTAGTGATGCGCTGTGCTGCCTGTAGGTTACTGATAACACGAGCAGTTTTCTGGTCTCTAGTCTCTGCCTGACTTTGCTGAGGTGCGTGAGTATTTACAATTGGTGTTTCTAGTGCGGTGTTCATTAAAAATCCCCTTTTTAATGTTTTTTCTAGTTGCGCACCGCAAGAAACTAAGTAAACTAAGTTAATAGAGTAACAAATGCACTATTTCACGATGAAACAGTGTTAAACCAGCCTAAGAAGCACTAATAAGGACGTTTTTATGACTAAGAGATTTACCCCCGTAAGATGCAACCAAATGCCAGACTACTCTCCTTCATGGAAGGCGTTCGCAGTGAACCTAATTAAGGAGGAGTTAAAGTTTTACACCGATGAGTTGGATGACGAGGATATCAGCCTAGCTGCTACAGCGCTTCAAGCGTGGTCTCTTCTTATAGACGTACCTCTTCCTAAGTACAGCTTTGAGCCGTCGTTCCCAGCTTACCTTTTCCTTGGCGACCCTAATGGAGGATTTTACTTAGCCCCCTTCAGTGTTCGTTGTGCGACAATAGAGCAATGGAGCAATGTGCAGTCGGAGCGTTTTGAGTCTCGCATGAAAGCGGTGTCCTAATGTCGAAATCTATTTTCAGAGATAACCGGCCTTCTGCACAAACCGTGAAACATTGCCGCTACGATGCGTGTGGCAACCCAGCGTGTGACCGCCCTACGCTGCATAAAAGCGGGTTTTGCGTGGAGTGCCGCACTAGAACATGCTCGCGTTGTAAACGGGTTTTTTCGTTTAACGACATGGGGCCATCTCTCAAGTGCGGTACGTGCCGCCATGAGACAAAGGACGCCCGCCTTACTAGGGAGAATACTTAACATGCCAAAACCACTCGAGTCCTTGTTACCTGGTATTGGTCGCCTGACACGCTCTGTAAAAATGGGTCAGTCCTACCGCATCGGGGATGATATTGAGATTAGGTTTAACAAGATTACGGGTCACAACACTATCTCGGTGACGTTTGTGGCGCCTAAATCTCTATTTATCTCGCACTCGGATATGGGTCCTAACCTTTCGGCTGTCACTATGTTACCTAGCTCTAAAATAGAGTGTGACAGAGAAGACTAGCTTGCTACGGGCATAAGGTCAGAAACAGGCGGTGCAATCGGTTGTCCTATTGGAGCCGGTTCTCCGCCTGTCTGCCCCGTACCTGGAGGCGGCAGCGTCATGGCCGCTGCTAGATCGTTCACCTGAGTAATGAACCGTTCAATCTGAGTTAAGCGGTCAGGCTCCACGTCAGTCACGCTGTACATATTATAGTACTGCGTCGCAATTTTAAGCGCTTGGGCTAAGTCCATAAATTGGTCGGGCGACGTGTAGTCGCCTGTCTCAATAATGTCGTCGAGTACCTTGTAGATACGCTCCTCGGCTGCGGAGTCTAGTTTATCAATTTGAGAAATATCAGGGAAGTCGAGGAGACGCCTACCCTCTTGTGGACTCACTAGGCCCGCTTGCATCATTTCAGTGACACGCTCTAGTCGTGCAGCTGGCTCCCTTGGGAGGGAGGATGAGTTAAAGCACTGAATGACGTAAGGGTCATCCAGTGCTTTATAATCCTCAAGAGATATCTCTTGAATGCCCTGCGCCTTATCCACAAAGATCGTGTTATATTCGCCTTCTCGCTTCACAATATCTTTAGCGAGGTCAATCATTTGGTAGGCCATTTTAGTGTAGAACTGGTCATACCGTCTAGATAGGTCGGCAAAGCGGTCAGTTTGAATATCGTCGTACTCTCTAAGTGCCGCTCCTGAGTTCAGGCCAGAGGGTTTCTGGCTATTGGCGGACAATTGAGAAATCCCTATTTGCTGGTAAGCATAAGTGACAAGCCTTTCGAGTTGGCCGTACATTTCAACTGGAACGCAAGGCGCAACTTCATAACTAGGTTTTGTGCCGCGATATTCCACAATAGTCCCTACAGAGCTATTAAGCGCGGCCTTGAGGACTTTACTACCCGCCTCGACAAAGACGCGCGGAACCCCTACTAGGTTCATGGAGTCCGTGATTGTTTTTAGAATGGAGTTAATCTCCATCTGCGTTCCAAAAATCTGATAGGGAACGCCCCAGCCAAAAAATCCAGTTAACTCGGTGCTGTAGTCCATTACGACAAAAGGAAATGACTCCTTTTCCCATGGCTCCTCGAATAGAACGCCATCATCGCACGCTATCACCCGCATTCCATCGGTTGCGTCAGGACCACTAGGAAGATGCCAGCCCTCATAAACTACAATTTGGTCTGCTACGTTAATAGAGTCACCTGAAACGTGCTCACTAAAGTTGGAGTTCAGGCGGTCAATCATTGCACCCTTCCCTGTGAACATGGAACGCGCGACGCTTCTAGCGATGAACTTCTGCTCGTAAATCTGTCTAGGCTCCCCATGGAACGCGTCAATGGGGTCAACAAACAGCTCATGCGGCAGTCTGCGCTCCAGGGTTATCTTGTGGTCCTGACCTTCCAGCACCTTCAAGATACCAGACCCAAACACGCATGCGTCTTTAAGGGTTTTTAAACCTAATTCATAGGCGTTAGTCCGGTAGAACTCGCCATTAATGAAGTTGGAAAGCTTCTTTGCTAAGTTGCGTTGCCTATATTTTCCGTTATCCGTCAGGAACACAGGCCTAGGCCGCTGCATGGACAACTTAGACACGAGTGTATCAATGCCGCTCGTCACCACCGACATGGTGGGTCTGTTTTTTGCTGGCCCTCCACTCATAGAGGAGGACCGCACCGACGGACTTCTTACGTTACGAAACAATGGGCTACCGCCGTACATCGTGGCGAATATTTCATACTTACGACGCCTAAAGTCCGCATCCGCCCGAACCGACACAACACTAGAGAGAAACTTTTCGTGAAGTTCGGCCTTACTCCCAGAGTTCCACCAATCGTTCACTTGCGGCGTAATTTTGGACTTGGCGCTGGTAGTGACTTTAATCGTATCCGATGAGGCCCGTGGTGTAATTTTGTGCATCGTTAAACGGGAGGATTATTCCAAGTTAGAATCTTGTACTCTTCCACGCTCATACCGAGTCTCTGCGCCTCGGAAACTACCTCTGGAGAGTCCTGGTCCTGCTCGTCATCCTCTTCCGCCTCCCTCAGTTTTAAATTTTTTCGGCGCTTCCTTGGAACGAGAACAAGCGCCTGAGGTGACAGCGTAATCTCCATGTCGCCGCTCTTATAGTTTAAAATACCCAGCCGCTTCATTTTAGACGCAAGTCTGCCAATACGTCTTAATTCGCTGTCTGCTATCATCTCTTATCCTTCCACGCGCTGCGGAGTGAGTTTTTAATGGTTTCTTTACGCCGAAGCTCCGCGTCCGGCTCATGGTAGTCAAAGATGTTTAAATGGGCGTACTCGGTATCTTCCTCATCCGATAGGAAGTCATTGTCTGGGTGTTCCTCGTAACCAAAGTTATCAATGGACTCATCCCCTTCTGGTCTAGAGTCTCTTGAGCGCTCATTTAACTTCTTTTCAAGGATCTTTTCTACTAAACCACCTAAAGCAAAGGTTTTAGGTGTTACGTCGGAATAAGGCGCAACGGTGGGAGTTCGCCCCATTTTCATATTGGCGTGCTCTGGCCTGCCCATATTATGGGAAGCGATAGTACCCCTGTTAGCAATTTCACCCGCTAGTCCACCATCTGCTAACTTTTGTGGTGCTCCATCGTCCTCGTCTTTTCGCCCGCGTCTCTGCACTAGATAGGCGATTGCCATTCGTTTTTTGTGGTCACTTCCAGTTTCTTTATTCACTCGTAACTCCCTTCATCATCGTCCATGTCGAACTCCTCATGGGGCTGTGTTTCGAGGTGTCGGAAGATTGCTTGAAGCGCCGCCGATAGTTTGATGACGGATTTTTCTTGAATAGCACTCAACATGTCGGTGGCGAGAGACCTCATCATAGGGTCATCCTCACCTTCTGGCTCTATTTGTTCGGACGCCAGCTCTACGCTTGGTTTTTTTTGGCGCATAAGAACTGCACCGGATAGCTTTTTGGAATCAAAAAACGGCAACATTGCACACCCGCCTTCCTAATGGTAGGCGTGTTGACGCTAGGAGTTACGCTCTAACTCTGAGAAGTAAGCCTCAGCGCTAGCCTCTAGGTCGCTTACTTCTCGGTCAATCCAAGGTTGTGAGCCTGGTTTCAGAGTAGGTGCCGGGTCCTGGTAGGACCATGAAGGGCATTTCTTGAACGCGTAAAGTACTGCGTCGATAATATCGGAGTGAAACCCGCTCTTAACTACTAGTCGGTCAGGGGTGCTTTTATCGTAGTCTATTTGCACCTGGTAGGAGTCCGAAACGAAACGCGAAGAGGCCTTCGCTTTAAACGTTCCACACCTAAGTGAGTCATTTAAGAGCGCCACGTTCTCCATTTTCCTGGATTTATCTGCGGCCTCAACAGCTATACCCTTGCGCCGCCTAAACTCCTCGCCAATCTTTTTCCCTAATCCACCCTCGTCCATAATAATGGAGTGTGGGTGGTACTTTTCAATTAAAGTGTTGAGCTGGCGCTCTAGTTCACTTAAGTCTTGACGCGCCGTAATAAGCTCATCCACTAGGTATGCCGTTTTGGATTTCTCACTATAAGCTATCACTGCGATGGCGTCTGAGTCCTTGTGGCCTATATCAACACCCAAGATATGGTGCCACTCGGTACTTTCTGGAATGGCAGCAAAGTTGTTAAGCGCCTCATCATATTGAATAAGGAGAGACTCAACGTCCAGTACCCATTTTCCGTAATACTCGCGCTGGATGGTAGGGTGTTCATCGGTTAGTCCGCGCTTGTTTTTAATCTTCTCGACAAAGCCGCGAGGGTCAGGAAGGTATGGGTTTTGGAAGAGAGACCAGCGATGAACGGAATAACCGTACTTTTTCTGTTCACTCATCTCGTAAAAAAGTCCACGAGGAAAAGGCCCTGGAGTCCCAGTTAAAGAAAGCCATGACCCATTGAAATCAGCTAAGGATGGTTCCAAAACATCATAAATAAGAGACTCTAGATGTGGTCCAAAATCCTGTGCCTCATCAATTGCGATAGCTGGGCACTTCACACCTTTTAAGCGGTTAATGAAGTTTTTCATATCCGCACCAAACAGCCTTAACGATGAGCCATTAGGGAGCTTCATAGTTAGGTTACTCTCAGTAAAAATAGCGCGCAGCTGAAAACGTTTATCTAGATCAAGTAACACTGGCCACATAATTTCATGTGCCGAATCAAAAGTAAGCGCAATATACCGACTACGTGTGTTTGGATAGGTAAGCATAGCGCGAATCAAGCGAAGCGCTACTCCAGTAGTTTTTCCAGCTCGCCGCGTACAGAGCGCCACTAACCTATCCGCTGGGTCGGTCACAAAGAGATGCTGTTGAAGATATTTACGATCATAGATGCGCGACGGGTGGCCTTGAGCCGCAACATGTTTAAAAAACGTGTCGTAACTATGCATCCTCCTCGCTCGCAATGTCTTTGGTGTTAACTTCAATGGAGTCCTGTTCGTAGGATTGACGTCCCCTAGCTTGAATAGATTTTTGTCTCCAGAGGAAAATAATATTCCGCTCGTCCTCGGTTAAATCTAAATCAGACGGGACGTCATCCATTTTACCATAAATGGTGTCTAGTAACTTAAAAAAAAGAAGCGAGTTCCCTGGAAGTTTCGAGTCCTCAATCGTCACCAGGAGTGACTTCACGATATTAGGTAGGTTTGGCTCCTGGAGGAGCTTGCGCGTTACATCTTCCGATAACCACAAAAGAGCATTACCCTTTCGTTTGGTCTCTAGCTTCTGGGCGCGTAAATCTTCGTTACTACTGGGGACAACACGATTATTATTAACCCCTGTAAGGTTGGTTTTTTTACGGGATTTACGGTTTATCGGTTTCAAACCAGATTTCCTGCAAATTACCGATAGGAACTAACCCCTCTTGCCCCTGGTAGGTAATATATACACCCTCGTTAGGTACATATTCCATAACAGCTCCATGAATTTTATGAAGCGTGGTGGCCATGGTGTTCCCAAGTTGAATAGCTTTATTAGAATAGACCCGCGTGCAAACCCTTCCTCGTGACAGTGTCTTAAGTGTATCAGTTGTAGAGTCTTTTTTAATCTGTTGACTGGTCATATTTTAATCTCCGCAAAAATGTTTTTACAGTCGTATGAGCACGGTACAAAGTGATTTTCAACCGTTTGGAAATTGTCTGAATAGGAACACCTGTAATAAAAAGACCCCAAATCTGTTTTTCCAAATCGTTAATGAATCTTAAACGTGATGTAGCCTGCTCTAATTTAGTAAAGTAAATTTGTGTCGCCTCGATTGTGATATTGTCCGATTGTCGATGTATTTTGTCACTAAAGTCATTTTTCAAACGGTTAAATTTAAATGAATCCCAGTGCTTTAGAGTCATTGTTTTAGAAGGATTTGCATCCGTCTCAATATCGTTAAAACCCTCATCCTTGAGGTGCCGATACCACTCATCCCGTAACTTCAGAAAATCCCGTGTCCCCGTCGTGGTCCTTATTTTGTGACGTTCGCCGTGGCTCATTATCTTCCTCCACAACTGCGTGTGCTGACAGGACTGCGTTCACCGAGTTTAGTCCTAAAATCTCAGCCTCCACCGCCGCCGCATCCTTGGACCACTGTTTAACCATAAGGGTGGCATGTGCATATTTGGCGCATAATTGAGAGTATTTTTCATTAAGGACGTTCGGGTCAAGTTTAAACACGTTAGATAGCTCCTGATAAGAAGGTTCGCTCAAATGGACGTAAATCAGCGTTAGGATTTTTTAAGTTTGACTTTACGGACGATAACTGCGTTAGCGTTCTCTCCAATTGCAATTGGTAGGTTCTAAGGGCGTCGAGCGCAACCTGGAGCCTGTCTCTGAGTTCATCCACTTCGTCTTGCGTTGTCATAAATACCACGCTCCGTTTCCTTCTGTTTTCATTTCAAAAGTTTTTTCCCTTGTAATTTTATCGAAACTAGTTGGGATAAAAGCAGCGCACCACTTTTCATCACCAAAGGCTATGGACTCTAGAAATGTCCCACGTTCGTTATTACGAAACGACAAGAGCGCATACTGCCCTACTGGTTCATCTGAAATGTCAACTAGTTTAAGTAATTGATAGGAAAGTAAATTATCACGATCTTTAAAAGCCGACATACACACCCCTTGAGGCACCAAGGTGCAGCTAGCGTGCCAACCTTAACACGACTCTAGGCGGTGTAAAATGGTTTAGTCGCATTGCATAACGCACTGAGTGTGCATTTTGGTCGATCGTTTTGAGAGCTGGCAGTTTACCGCGTCTCTAGGTTTGGGTGGCCGCGTCGAGGTGGTTAACCCAGCTCTTTTTCAAATTAGGACAAAACTGCGTATCGACCGCTGGGTTATGACGCGCCGGAGACGAACGCTAAGGCACCACCAGGCGATTTTATGGGTGTTCGTCAGCCATCCAGTTTCACTGCCCCATAAAACCCACTGGCTGGCAAATTAACGGTCTTTCGTAAACACAAAGTTAGAGAAATGCAAACGAAGGGTCACTGGGTGCATAAAATCAGGCTCATTACCGACGATGCGCGCCCTCTCCTCAAGGGGCAGAACTGTAAGCCACACCTGGAAAGCGTCATCCATGAGGAAGTCCTCTGGGGAGGTATCGACAGGTGGTGTGTTAGTGGAGCGCGGTGTAGGTACGGTCGCGGTCCCTAGCCAGTGATATGGTTTACCGCGACTGAGATTGGCTAGCAACACTTGGTGGGGGTTGCGCAGATTGCCGCGTTTGTTTTTCCAGTCGTCGAAGCAGTCAGACGCAAATTGGAAAACCTCTCCAGCATCGAAGTGACCAGCACTCAAAATTTGAGCAGCATGCTTCCGTGTAAAGTTTAAAACACTAAACCGCTCCCAAGGGTAGTTATTGAGAATCAGTTCTTGAGCTTCCTGCTTCAGTATTTTCTCTGCTTTTTGTTTCTCTGTAGTAGTATTTAATTCTTTACTACTACTACTACAGGGAAAGTTTGATTCCCTTTCTGATTCCCTTTCTGATTCCCTTTTCGACCATTTTTCAGTGTTTAATTGTCCTTGGGTATTAAGAAGCGACAAACTTGCGAACACGCTTTCTGGCAGATCAAAGCACCTCCAGCCATTTCGGCCAACCTTGTTGAAATTTGTTGTTAGGAAACACCTATCGCGCAGTCTTTTAATTTCATTCTTAACGGTTTTTCCTGTGGAATTTACAACACTTGCAATTTTCAAGTTAGTTAATTCCCCTGTTCTCCTTTCAAATGAATTTTGGCACTCATAAAACAAAAATATCATTATTCTAGCCTGTAAAAATGACAGTCTATTAAACAGAAAAATTTGATCTCCTTTTGATTCCCTTTTGATCTCCTTTTGATTCCCTTTTGATTCCCTTTCTGATTCCCTTTCTGATTCCCTTTTGATTCCCTTTAAATGATTTTGATTCCCTTTTGATTCCCTTTTGATCTCCTTTTGATTCCCTTTTGATTTACCACTAATAGTCGGAGGGGTTTTATCCAGTAATTTCTGGTTGATCTCCTTTTGATTCCCTTTCGTGTTTGGGGCATCTAAGTAGGGATTCTCATTTCCTGATTCCCTTTTGATCTCCTTTTGATTCCCTTTAGGATTTTCAGCTACGTCATCTAGCTGTTTAACCTCCAGGATTCGCCTTTCATTGTTTTTTAAAGCTATGGGCTTATCAAATTTCCCATTCTGAAAATGGTTATCGTCCTCTAGAAACTCATCTAGCAGGGATAGGCCGTGGTCCTTTTTTTTTGGTTTTTTTACCGCATCGCTAGTAGTCAACAAGTATTCCTCCTTTTAAAAACTAGAAAACTTAGCCAGTAACGTTCACGATTTTTTCAATTTCATCCTGTAGTTCTTTAGCTAATAATCTGTACGCGGCGGCTGCCTTGCATTTTGCGAACCCTTCTGACAGAAGCTTCCTTTTTACTTGCGCTGTTTTTACTTTTACGTCTTTAGGAATAGGGGAGAAGCATTTCCCGATTAGTCGTTTTTCTGCTAAGTCCTCTAAATCACTAAAAATACTCTGGTCTAGGTTCTGAGTAGCGCAATATTGTGTCAACACAACACCCAACACCTTCGCTACTGGATAACGTGCCTCAGCGTAGTGTTTGCCCATTTGTTCGATAAAATTGTTGGTCTGCTTACAGCCAACGAACGCGAGCAACTCAGGAAGGCATGGGATAAGAATATAATCACAAAAAGTAATTGCGTTAGCGCTCACCAGAGAAATAGCTGGAGGACAGTCCATTAAAATGTAGTCGTACTCCGATACGTCGCCAATATTAGTGCGTAGAAGCATTTCAGCATTATCAACACACGAGTTGCGGGACTCGAATTCGCGCAGCTCTCTACCACCAGACAGAACTAGGTCAATATTTGGCCTAACCTTCACACGCGCGTCAGATAACGAAAGAGTACCATCCAGTAAGGAGGATAGACCGCCTCGTGTGTCTGTTAACTTTACTCCAAAGATAGTGCGCTGACAGTTTTGCTCATCGCCGTCTAGGATGAGAATTTTTTTGGTTGGGTCATTAAAAGAAATTGCATCCGCTAATCCAGCTACAGTGACAGTTTTACCGACGCCGCCCTTGTGGCACATAACAGCAATTTTTTTTGTTTTCATATGTAATCCTTTACGTTGATTTTTTTGACTGTTTAAAAGTATCAATTAAATTCACGGTGTGTCAAATTATACCGTGAAAATAGGGGAGGCACCCATTGGTATACCTCCCCTTTTATTCACCGCTAACTAACCGGCTTGAGAGTTCGGGACTGGTAGGCGGTGCTTGTTCATCGTTGCCTCAATAGCTGCCTTCTGAAGGCGCGTGGCTATCTCACTTGCTGTCTCTGGTGTAACCATTGGTCTCACTGTACTATTGTGCGATTGTGGCTCGTCAGTGACCCGGACCGCAGACGCTCCAAACATGTCTTCAGCCACACCGACAATAGAGTGGGTGAGTGATGTTAAATAATCCCTAAAAGCAGCTGCACCCTCTACCGTCAGGTCGCGCATCGTTTGAAGTCCTGTGAACTCTTTAAACGTATCCACGAACTCTGTTTGACTTAACCCCTTGCTTACACCCAGGGCGGCTAAGTCGTTCAGTTCCTTCACGGTAGGTTTAGTGGTGTCTTTCGCGCGTGGTTGAGATGTGACCACTGAGTCCGGTTTTACAGAACTCCCACTGTCTAACCACTCCACTAGCTTTTTACCCGTCACCTCCGTAATGACACCATTGAAACCATCGAAAATACCTGTCCTGTCTTTTGAGCAGATAGCCGTGTGGTCTACTCCCACGTCGAGTACTACTGTGAATTCGTACTCCATACCGTCGCGCTGGATTGGAGCCATGCCAACTTTACGAGGAGCCTGCTTTCCTCGTTCCGTACTTTCGATGATGTACTCCTGTTTAGAACGCATCGTGCAGATTGTGTGGATAGGAGAGTTAAGAAGTGCGGCTTTAAAAAGCTCGTGCTTTTTCGTAATAGAACCCCAATTGGTAAAGGAGTTCCCGCCTCGTGAGTCTAGTGCCTCCTTTTCCGATAACAGCCCACCCTCGCCCGACCAACAGTGAGTGATGGAGTCAATTACAAGGACCTCGTAACCGCCCGCCACAGCTGCATTAATAGCGTCAATGTATTTATTAACGGTATAAGGTGCAGTTACCTCTAATGTGTCGAACGCGATTTTATCAGAATAAAGAGCCGCAGACCCATTCTCCGTGTCAATAACCGCTATCTTGTTACCGATACCAGCCGCCAACCTGAGTGCTGACATTGTTTTTCCAGAGCCCGATGGGCCTATGATAGCGCTCTTTAACTTCACCTTCTTTTTGACGGCTGCTTTAAACACTGGCCACCTCCTGCTTTGCGTCTTCCATTTCTTCCAAGTAAGTACAGTAGCCGAACCTAAAGTGGTGCTGCAAATCTTCCTCTTCTAAGTCAGTCCTATAATCAAGCTCCATAAGAGCGCCCTGACTATATGAAATCACCTTAAGTTTTAAACCTCGGCTTTCTTCAGCTGCGATATGTTCCCGCTTAGCGAACCTATAACCAGCGTCGTAGGCACGCTCTAGAACTCTTTCATCATTCAATTTGCTTTCTGCTTTCGAGACCTGAAACTGGGTAGCGAGATATTTTCTGTTTAACATTTAAAAATCCTTCCGTTGTTCGTTGTTGCCTTTAGCTTCTTTAAATAACTGTCTTCTAATTTTGGCGTCTTCTTTTCGTTGCTCGTGACACTTATCTCCCTTAACTGCCCTTACTCCGTTAACACTGTAGTGCAAGCCACGGCTACTCATGTCACAGGTGCTAGTCGCGTAATAAACACCAGAAAATGGCAGCACTCGGAAGCTTAGGCCACAACCACAAAGGCACACTCTGGTTTCTAGTGCTGCAATAAGTCCGGTGAAGTTGTCCCGTATAGTTTCAAGCTCCACTCCTTTTCCCCGCTCCACATAAATCCTCACCGAGGCTTGCCATTTCAAATGCCTAGCTATCTCTTGTTTTTCTACTTCCGTGATCCTCTTCCGTTGCTCATTAGTTATGCCCATTTTGGCACCCGTACCGTCTGAATCACGTTAGAGTAGGATGGCCAGTGATTTTCTGCTTTGCAAACACTGTACTCCGCTAGGTACTGCTTATATCGCGCGCGCCCTAACTCTATATCCTCTGGTGCGAGCTCCATAACAGACACACCGTAAGGAGCGGCCTTTTCCGCTACGATAAACAGAAATCTATCCACCTTAAATGCTCCTGATAACTCAGGCGATGACGCCGCAGCCGCTTCCAGCCCATCTAGATAAAATGCTGCTTGAATATGGTATCCAAAGTTAGCTACCGCCCTACCAAAGTCCTCACTTGTTGCATTTCCAGATGTTGTTTTTAGATCGAAAATAATACCTGCCGTGTACGCATCCAATCGACCCTTACAAAAGACCCCAGTCTCAGAGTCCGTCCAAAAGAAGGACAGCTCTTTTAGAGAAGTCTTAAGCATCTCACCTGCGGCGCTTGTTTCTACTTGGTTAGCAATACCAGAGCACATTGTAATGTCGCTCACTGTAAGGGGAATCTTACCAGCATTAGCTGTAGCCCATTCCGCGTATGCCTCTTTTCCTGCGTTACTATTCCGCTTAATGTCAGGCGCTACGCAGTATTTGTTTTTAAATACTTCAGGTTCCAAAACTAAGGTGTGAATCGCTGTCCCTAGCTCCTGCGCCTTCGTTGGCTCAATAAGGCCGTCCATCGATGCTTTCGCGTGAGCAGCGGAGTACTTAAACTCCTTCAGAAGAGACTGACTTACGCCGGGTGCCGCTCTGTAGACCGCCTCATCTAGCTGAAAAATACCTTTCAGAAGTCCGTTACGATAAAGATCGTTTACCCATTCTAGAGTTAATTTGTGTGTCATAAAAAATCCTTTTCTTATTTTACCGTGCTATTGCTCAATTGTTGGATTGTCGATTAGGAGAGAAAAAAAGCTGCATGTACTGCTATCATAGCCCTGAGAAATGCCTTCAAAAGAGGTTCAAAACTAAACACCATACCGGCAAAAATTAATCCTAATTTCATAATCACTTCTCCTTATGTGCTGCGTTGATCGTTCTAAGGCTCTTAAGGAAGACTTCCACATTTGTTTTCACTAGCTCATGAAACAGCTCGTCTGCTTCAGTTACAATTATTTTCACTAGCTCATGAAACATCTCGTCTGCTTCAGTTACAATGCGTGCAATTTCACTATTAGTTTCCTCGTCGCTCATTTCTTCTTGCCTCCGTTTTCCATAAACGATGTTATCCTTGCTATCGTTTCATCCACAGTTTCAAACCCATTAACCAGGGCCTGGATGCGGTTATACGTTTCGACCTTAAGTCTCACCAACTTAGTGGTGATCTCTTTCGTTTTAGTTTTCATTTTTTGCGTCATGTTATTCCTTTTTAAGTGGGTGACTTGTTTTAGTTGCTGTCACCCATCCCTTAAAACCAGATTAGTTGATTCTGTTAACGTGTGCAACTAAAAAAACTTAGTTAACAAAATATATTTACGTTATTTTAGACGTTTTTTATATGGATAAACCATTCTGGCGGCGGTGAATTCCACCAGTTCAACTGAAATTTGACGGTCGCACTCTAAATAGTCGATGGCCGCATAAAAATCCCCTCGCAGCGCGCGTGCATACTTCGCGGAAATCGCCTTCATAGGACATGGTTTTCCGAAAGTGTCGAAATACTCCGTTACGTCCATGATGATGCGATTAATGATTTTAGTGATTTCGGTATCTGGTAATTGAGATGTGAATGTTTTCGGATAAGTCGGCATGTGAGTGCTCCTGTGAGTGTTTAAGAACACACTTACCTTCAGTTGGTATTGCACCATTGTCAATCGTAAAACTGTGAGGTAGGAGGAAGTAGGTCTAGGGTAACTATTTATCGTAAGGAGATAATGACCATGTTTAATTCCACAGTTAAAGAGCCTTTTCAATCAGCCGTAGGACGGACCTTCCCAGGGATGAGGGATCTCCTGTTCGAGGAGCTTGATAGCATTAGGCAAGGGAAGTCGACACCGCAAAGATTATCAGCCATAGCTAGAGCAAGTCAGGCTATTTTCAACTCGGTGCGCGTCGAGATGGAGTATCAGCGCCACATTATAGACTCATCAAAATATGGCACCACAGCCATCCCAGAGCATCCAATCCTTGTAATAAGTGAAACATGATTACCGAGTACCCTAGTATGCAAGCAATAAAAGCCACACGAGAGCTTCACCACATTAAACCTAAACACTACTCCAACTTTAAATATCGTTGTGGTCAGAAAGATAGGTGGGTGCCTGTAGATGGTGCGTGGTTATGGGGTATCTTTGCGGCACATGCGCTTAGAAAGTATTTTAGAGACAAAATGGTTTGCGCGGTTTGTGCAAAACCACACAGGTGCTCTGCCTCTTTTGATAGGAGGCAAAGGCCAATTTCAGTCGAGACTTACTTCTCCTCTGGGATCTTTCAGACAAAGTACAGACACCTAAAATCCCGCTCTTCTATATGCCCGCGATGCTGGACAAGTTTAAAGCGTGCTATTGTTATCTGGGAGGATAAGGTAACCATTGAGGCTATTTGCAGCCGATGGCTTGCCGCCGAACTAACTTACAGGTTAGAGCCATACTATGACCAAATTTAAAGTAGGCGACAAGATACGCATCTATGGCGCACCAAGCAGTGTTACTGCTTGGGTAGCGACGGATTTTATAACTGAAATATTATTTGATGAAAGTTTAATTATAACGGGAGAAAATGGGACGGTTCATATTAAGCAAGTGCGAAAATTGGTTAAGAAGGTGCGTAGGGAGTGGGAAGGGAGATGGGTAAGGAACACTAGGGCGGATGGTATTTACTTTAGTCCGAATGAAACCAGAGACGGGCAGCTTAATGACTTATTGGGTGCTAGAATGACGCTCAGGGAGGTCAAGAAATGAACGCATTCCTAGTCGTCTTCGGACTAACAGAATTATTTGGCCTTATGTGGCGCATTCACTGCGATTCACAGCATATTAGGCACCAACAAAGCTTGAAGGATTTAGAAGCAAGGTATCGCAATAACTATGAGACGCTTGAGAATAATCTCAGGATTGAGCGCGATCACGAGAAATTGCTGAATGGCCTTATCGCAGAGCTACGCGGTAAGTTGGCGGCTTGTGAGGAAGGGAAGAAGTGACCGTATCAATGTTAGCTGTAGGGTATTGGTCGCTTCTAACTATTTGCATAACCATACTTATTATCAGGCTTGATAAATGAATATAAGTCATAAAACATCTATAGTAATTGAAGCAATTAATGCACTTATTGTTTTGTTTAGTTTTTTGGTGATATTTAAATGAAGCAGCTAGAAAAGTTGACCAACGAATATACTGCGGCAAGCGATACAGTCGGTAACGCTTATCAGCTAGAATGCAAGGCTTTCATAGCAGGGTTCAAAGCGGCTAGGATCATAGCATATGAAATGTGCCTTAAAAGTTTTGGAGTGCGTCTAGTTGATCTCCAGGAGATGGGCGAGGAGGAAGTGCATGACTAAGGAAGACGCAGAGCTTAGGGCGAAGTGCATTCTTTTGGACTATGTGAAGGAAAGCGATAACTGGGATGTAACCAACTGTGGGGCAAATGACTTTCTAGTAAGTGCAATCAGAGACGAGCTTTTAGAATCCTATGAGGATGGACGCGAAACCAATCGGTCCTTGCGAAGCTTAAAGTTTAAACTTACCCTTCACTCCAGGTCTTTATCCTTCTTAGCTATAACGACGCCGGAAGGCTCCAGGATCGTTAATCCCTTTTCGCAGCCTGATAGCTTCATAATCCTTCCTAAAGCGTCGTACTCAGCCTTACAGCAGCAAATAGGGTACATACCCAGGTGAGTGCAGTACATAACGTTCTTGGGTTGCTCCACGGGCGCAGGGGCGTTTGGTGAAGGCTCGGGGACTGATGACCCTCCCTTCACATCTCCGCAGGCAGCAATACTTAACATCAACGTACAGCCAACAAGTCGGCTCACCATAAACTCACCTCCTCGTTAAGTAACACTATCTACTTTCTCAATATGATAGCGCGGATAAACCCCAGAATAGACCACTAACGTCCCTGGTCCAGTGGCTTTCCAAAGTTTCTTTTTTAACTTCCACACCTCTGTAGGGTGGCCTTTATACTCCGCCCATGTTGGTGTTTTGTCCTTACCCTCTAGATAAAAAAAATCCGCTACATAAGTAATACCAGGCACTAACTGGACACGAACCTGCGTTATTAACCCCGAGATATGACCCACCGACTGTAGTGTTTTCAAGTAGAGGTAGCACTGACCTTCCGCAAGAGACGCAAATGCTAGGCCATCGTGCGTGCACCGTGTGGCTTTAATTCTAGACTTTCCCATTACATTGAACCGCCATTATTTATCGGCACCTCAGTGAAGTAAAGTCCAGAGGCGACCCGCTCATTAATAGCCGATGGCGCAGCCACTACCAAGATGCTAGTGCCCTCGTTCAGAAGGATGGGTGCATCATTCATATACATACTAGTAAACACCGCATCTAGTGGGTGCTCATATTTCACACTAGGATAGGAGTATTGCTGCGAATACGGAGCCACGCCGTCTATAGAGGCTGACAACGATGTAATTGTTTTAGGTACGCCAGGGCTGTAAATAATTGGGTTAATAAAAAACTGAAACAGACACCGATCTCCAAAACTACACAGGAAGCGCTTCCAAATATAGACGCGTTTTCCACTGCCCGCAGGGTTCACTAGTAATTGAAGACCAACAGGTAGCCCGATTGTCTCTAGTCCCAGCTCAGCGTAAGCGCTAAAATTCTGACCGTTGTCGAGGCCATCCCATTTTGGCGTACCTGACACATTGGTCCCTGGAAATCTAGACCCAGCGTCCGTTTTTGGTTTTTGAGGAAACATATTAAAAACTTCACCCATTTTCTTCTCCTAGACTCCTGACCCAATTTTCATAAGCTCATTAGTTGCTGCACCTACAACAATAGGCCAAGGGTTTAATGACGCCCCAAACGTATCACTAAATTCTATCGATGGGTTTTGTGTGGTGGAGGTGCTCTGAGCTGTATACGATAGGTCCGCTGTACCATTGTCGCCAAACCATAAGCGCCCAGTATCACTTGCGTTTGAGATGATAATACCTTGCTCTATCAGTAAAAAATCCCCAATATTCGCTGTTTGCGTTGTTAATGTGGACGTCTGGTAGTCACTTATGCGTGTTGTGCCGTAGAAAAAAACACCCTGACCAAAAGTCAATAAGTTGGATGTAATCACACCAAGCGAGTTACACACACTTATAGCGATAGCTAAGTTAACAGTATTAGTGAAGCTGGTGGAGCGCCCTGACGTGGCATACGAAACAGTACCTGTAAATGTAGTTGCTGTAGCAAAGGTCCTAGTTACAAAGCTTTTGAGTAGGTATTTATTCCCAACAGTGCCAGCTTGGATAAAATTAGTCATCACGGTAGAGGTCTTTGTCGTATCGGCTCGTATCCAACTATTAGACGCAGTAATTACAGTCCATGTTGCACTAGTCTCTGTTACAACGGGTACGGCAGCGCTTGAAGATGGTAAATAAAAACGCGTTGCCATTATGTTCCAATACCTCGCAACATAAGCCCGTTAGTGGAATCACTTGGCGCTGGGGGCGTTGGTTTGAATGATATGTTAGATGTAAACTCCACCCACGGAGCGTTCGAGGCGGTGTCACCGTTGGTAGCTGTTAAATCAATGTCTGGCAAATCCCCTATTTGTAGGTTTAACGTAGCACTCACGGCATTGTATTTAACGCATCCGAATTCAATTATTAAATAGTCGCCGTCCTGCACACCACCATTAGTTATAGTTGTGTTGCCTTCTAAGATTCTACTTGCCAGAGACGGAGAGTTATACTGAGACCCGCCCTCTGCGTTCGAGACCAATATACTTCTTAATGTGCCCGTACTTGTAAAGGACCGCACGATACACTTTGCATATGCGCCACCATACGTGTTTTGGCTCCCCCGCAACGAGCTTTGAATGGATCCTGTAATTGTCTGTGCCCCGTTAATCGCTGGAGAACAGAACTGCCAGAAACAATAGTCAGCCGTTGCTGCGGTGGTTAGTGGAGTTGACACTAGGACAGTACCCGCCTTAATGGTGTTGACATTTATCCTCGAAAGCGTGACGCCAGACCCAGTCCAGTTAGAGTTAATCGCTGGGCTAATAGGTGTCGCCGTCGATGAAGATGGTAGGTACAGCCTAGTGGCCACAACAGGACCTCCGTTAGAAGTTGTACATGGACACTGCAATAATATTAACTGAGGTAACCGCCGCGCTTAATTGAGCTGTCCATGGGGTGTTAGCAGTCACTTGAGGTAGTGGAGTGATAAAGGGGATAACCGCACCACCATTGGCTGCTAGTGAAATAATACCCATCGTTGTGCCACCAGTACCTGACCTAATAGTGACATTCACCGCCGTGGCAGAGGAGTTCGTGAGCACTAACTGCGTAAGATCACGAAAGACCGACGCCGTACCGCTCGCAGCGACAATAGCTGTTTCAGTAGTAGATGCTATGGTAGTAGGAGTGACAAACGTCATACCTCGCGGCGACAAGGTAGTAATTGCACGTCCAACCCTATCTAGTAGAAGGTCGGCCCGCTGTCCATTGGAGCCATTAATAGCCGCCGCAGTCGCGGCCACCAATCCACCTACTTTAACAGGGTTTCCACTATCAGTAGTGAGGGACGCAACATTACCCACCACCTGTGCATTTAAGTTGGAGGCGGTGGCTTGGCTTACCGTTAGCCCACCCTGGTCTGTAGGCAGTGTAACAGGAATTGAAAGCGCGGTAGTTTTCGCTCCCAACGTAACAGACGCGCCACCGACTTGTGTAATATCACTTCTAAGCCCTCCAGATAGGTTCATGGAGAAGGGATTAACTGTTGCCGTCGTGTATGTTGGAGCCGCAGAAGTGGATGACCCCATAACCATAGGTCCAACTTGGCCGGTAAGCGCCGCTCCCTGAGTTAGACTTAACGCGGTATTTGAGGTGGGTATGGCGCTCTGGTCAGCCGCCATAACAACAGCCAGAGAGCCTGTCATTGCCTTCTGGCCTAATGTGGTTGGTAATTTGGCGCTAATTTGGGCGAGTGTTAGTTCGGTCGCTGCGCCAGCTGGCAACGGTAGGGACGCCGCAGTAATTGGCAGTGATGTTTGGTTGCTTGCAAATACAACAGGCAGACTCTGTGTCATAACCTGTTGACCTATTAGGACCACACCGGCGGCGTCGCGCAGATTAACATGAAGTCCACGCGCCGTGGTAAGGCGCAACGTACCTTGTGTACCCGTCGATAAGTTCGCGGCGGAGTCATTATACACACCGCCCGTAGGAGCAAAAGGACTTACGCCTGCGGTCCACGCGCTCGCGTCAAGGACTGAAAACCCTGACCCAGTACCTTGGACGACATTCACGTCTAATGCGTAAGTCGCGCCGACTTGGCTAAGGTGCGCGATGTTCGTGCCGCCAACATCTACCAATTTCATGAACCACGCGCCCGATGCTGTCCCTGGTGACCCCTGCGTAACTGTCCCAACTGACCCACCAGAGCCGCTAGGTGGATAGGTATAATATACGTTTGCCATTTAAACTTCCTTTCCTGACGCCCATACTGTGAAGGTGCCAGTTCCACTAGTGGCGGAGTATCTAACGAGGAACTGCATTCCGCCCGTCGCTATGATATCTACAAAAAATGTATCGTTACTGCCTGTTGAAGTGAGGGCGGGGGTAAGGGGTAGGGTCGTCCAGTTTAACCCATCAAGCGAGGACCCAATCGTAAACGTACCGGCGGCGGTAGTCGTTGATGTGGATATCTGAAACACAACTCTATCCATCCACTGAGATTGGAGGATCACACTACTGGAGGTGGCCATACTTTGGCCGGTTATAATTCTAACTGGTGTTAAAACATTTTTCCTACCCATTAGTGCACCACTTTTCTAGCCGCTGCGTTTTGCGACGGCGTTCCATAAAGGCTGTTTGTCTTCCCGAGTTTATTTAAACCACTTTGTGTAGTTTTACCGACGGATGGCCTAACCTGTTGTGGAGCATCGACCGATTGCTTAGTTAAGGCCTCTTGAATTGCCATCATGTTTTCCGGTTTAAGAGACGACACCATTGGAGCCCCCAGAAAGATAGATAACCCTAACTTATGGCGTGCGGTTAGTTTTACGGGGTTGAACTTAGGCGAGGTAACCTCAGAAATAAGTTTTTCCCGCATCCGACTTACAAACGCAGGATGCACCTTCTCGGCAATAGCCATGTCTTCGCGTGTTATGTCGCCAGTCTTTATGCCATTCAGAAGCACCATGGGCTGCATAACCACTTGCAACCGGCGTGTGTATTTATCCTTCTGTGATTTAGTCTGCGTACTGGGCGCGTCCATAAGTGAGCGTGGCTGTTGGTTTCTCTCTGGGTTGCTATCCGTCAGGTCAGTAATGGCACTACTCGCTACCATAACCATTGCTGCGGCAGCATTTGGCATGTAGTGGCTTATTTTCTGCTTCATTTCGAGCATTGCGGCAGGGTTTGAAGCTACCGCGTCCAACTTCCTGCGCATGTGGTCAACTTGTGCTGCGGTAGGTATCTTGACGTTAGGATGTTCCGTCGGATCTGGGTTTACCAGCGCGCTTGCGGCGGACGTCATTTTTGCTTCACCCTTTTCGACCGCCTCCACAAACTTAGCTGACGCCCTTAATGCAGCTATATCTGGGACTTCTTTAGTAACTCCGTCAGCAACTACTGGCATCAGTTTTTTAAGGACCATGGCGAGCGCCCCTTTAGCGGCTTTTTGTGCTACCCATGCACCTGGTATATTCGCCGCTAATCCCATAGGTGGACCAGGGGCTATTGAGTCCAGAAGCGCGTCCGCTAAATCGGAGCCAATATTTTTCGCCTTAACAGCGGCCTTAATGGCGTTGGTTGCGGCTGGTTCGACTGGACTTTCCATACCAAGCTCTAGGTGGGCATTATGGATCATGTCACGGTAACGTTGACCCTCACCCATGAACTCGATTAGTTGGTCCTTTACAAGTTTCTTGCTAGATTTGTCCTTATTTCGAAAAAACGCATCCACCTTACCAGGGTCCACTACGCGCTCCACTCCTCCGTCAGCCAAAGGCACTTGAGTAGTGAATTTACTCTCAAAGTATTTTCTCTTGTCTTTAAACTTTACGAACTGCTCGTTAATACGCTTTTGCATGGAGGCCGCTTTTCCCCACACACCAGCATCAACTAGCTGCTCCTTCAGGCCGTGCCCTAGTCCACGCATATCACTCACAAATGAATGCGCTGGGTTAACAGCGTCCGTGTATGTCATCCCATACTTCTGCGCAGCTTGTTTTACTTTATTAATCGCATTAAATAGCTCTGCCGACGTGGCCTCTGGGTTGGAGGCGACCTCAGAAAAATCTGTCACGATGTTATTAAATTGGTTTCGTAAATGCGCAGGGTAGTTACGTGGGTTTTTGTTCATTTTTTTAGCCATATTATCCAGCGTTTCATAAATAGATGCTGTCTGGTCATTAATGGCCGTATTTAACTCTGGGACTGACCCCGCGATAGCTTTACCCTTAAAGCCACCCCATCCGAATTGATCGTCGGCGTGTTCAGTGGTGGTTTTATAGAAGTTGCTCAACTGCTCTTGCACCTGCTCACTCGCCTCCATATTGTTAGCGCGCGCCGCGAGCTGTGCCCGCATATCAGCTAGGATTTGGTTAGCTTCAGTGGTGGGACCACTTTTTAACGTGTCAAAGATTTCCTGGTGTCTCTTGTCAATAGGAATGTCTGCAGGACCCTCTGTAAAGGGGTTAGTGTGTGGCACATCTTCAGCGGCGTCGCCCATCACCGTGGTTGACGGTGTCGCTGGCTGCGATGCCTCTATAATTGGGGAGGCCTCAGTGCCGCCAGCCTCAGCTACCGCATCACCCAGAGGAGATGCCGCATCCGGAGCCTCTTTAGCGGCAGACTGAAACGCCGCATCTACTGCACCAGACTCAGCGGCCTCCTCGGCCACTTCCTTTGAGCTTCGGCCCGCCGCAAGTTGAGCGGTCTTAATAAATGCGCGCTTCCCTATGTCTTTTGTTTTAGAGGCGACCGCTTTAACGCCAGCGCCTACATAAGGGAATGCCCCACCTAAGATGCCACCAGCTAGACCAGCTAACCCGATATGAGCAAGAGCAGATCCTCCCGCTGCGGCCTCTGGATCGTTGATAATGTGCTTTGATGCCTCTTCTCCGCTCGCCTGAATGGTGTTGACTAATGCTTCTGTTTTAGCCGCTTGCCATGCTCGTGTTGCTAACGGTGCGGTTGCCGCTATTTTTGAGGCCCCCATGAGCGACCCCACTCCCTTACTTATAGCGCTAAGAGGTCCCACTAACGAACTAACCACCATTCCCGTTGGACCAGCTATCGCCGTCGCTGTTGGGTTAACCTCTTCCCTTATTTTAGACGCCTCATAAACATCAGGGTTTAGTTTTTTAAGGGCCACGTCACTTGCGCCCATAGTTGCGCCACTTAACCCGCGCTCAAGTGCTGTTAAGGCTACCTGACCAGTAGTGCCGTATTTCGATGAGTTAAGAAGGGAGGTTAACTGGTCATTGTTAGGCTGTGTATAGCCCTCCGATAAGAGCTGCGCGATATTCTCATGAGACGCCTGGACAGGGTTGCCCTCGGGATCGTTTAACGCCACGGCGTAAGAGCCACCCTCAACACCGGCTTTGGCGGCTGTAGGGTCTAAATCTTCAAAAGCGCCAGTCTCTTTATTTACGACTATTGGCATGATAGCCCGCCGGTACGTTAATGCGTTTTGTAAGCGCGTCGCCGCGCGGTTGGTAGCCCTCTAACTGCGACGCCAGCATGCCTTGCATCTTATTCTTCTGTGACGCCATAAGAACATCAATCTGGTTTAACACCTTTTCTTTATTCCAAGATCCGCCACTACTTAACATAGCTTTCATCATATCTAGGTCACCACCAGCTAATTGCCCGAAATTATAGTGCTCTGGGTCTTTTAATTTGGCGTGTAAATCAGCTACCTGCGCCGCGTGTTTAGTGGACTGCGCAGAAAATGGGTTTATATCAGCCGACATTGAGTCCCGAAAATCCTGAAGTGACTTAGTTAGGTCACGATAACCGGCCACGCTAGCACGAACCTTAGAGGCATCAGTGGGGCTATATGCCTTATATTTAGCGCCATCCGGTGTTTCAACGGTAAGGGAGCGTTGCTCCTGAGTTTCTGCAGGTTTCGCGGTCATCATTGCGCGCCGAAGTCCGGCCTGTTCCATTCGGTCGTATGCTTCCAGTTTCAATTTAGCCACGGCTGCGGCGGCGTTCTGCTTAGCTTCGCCGCTTTTCATTTTTCCGGCGGCCTCATCCAGTTTTGAGGCATAAATAAGTTTCTGAGTACCTAGAGCCGCATTATAGGCAGCGTCCGCGTCCTTGTAGCGGTCTAAATAAGCGCTGTAGATCGTCTTTTTTTGGTCAATCGCGTCTTTCTGGTCCGCTACGTCGTCCTCTATCTGTTTATTGAGCGCCTTGACCCCGAGGTTTTCTCCTCCAACTTTCGCCGCCCCCATAGCCCCCATAACTAGTGCGATAATGTTCATTGCTTTTGTGCTAGTGTCTTTATTTTTCCAAACTCGACTTCTATCGACCGCGCCAGACTTCCAATCCTGCAACGCCATTTCAGCATCTTTGAGGGTATCTTTTTTAATTGTGTCGTAGTGCTGTTTTTCTGCAGCTATCGCCTTCGCGTGTTCGACCGCCGACGTTTCTTGAAGTCCAGCCGCTTTAACGATATCGGCATTCGCAACGTTAATGTCTTTCTCAGCTTGCCCACTAATCGCACCAGCGCCACCCATAGGTGGTGGAGGAAGCTGAAGAGGCGCGGGCGGTGGAGGACCTTGTGGTTGCGCGCTTTGCTGTGCTTTATTCTGATAGGAACTAACGTCATATCCTATTCCCTCTCCGGCTGGTGTCGTTGGGGTTGCTGAGATATTAGACGAGGTAGGTACACTGAAGTCACCCGACGCTGTGGCATTCTGAAATAGTTGCTCCGCTTTAGGTAGTGGCTGACTAAGCCTTTCGGCTGTTACTTTTTGCTCTGGTGTTTGCTCTTCTGGAGGTGACTCTATTTCTTCACGAACATCTCCACCCTCAGCCATATACATCGGCAACTTTCTCAGCTGGTCAGTTAGTTTAGGTGAAAGTGATTTCTTCGCAATCACCACATGGTGGCCTTTAGGATGCTTTAAAATAGCGCTATGCTCATCCTCATGAACTTTTTTGAAGTCACTCAGCCCTAGTTTCATCGCTTAAATCCTTGCTGCGCTAGAACAGCCGCTACAAATTTAGCGGAGTCACCAACGGGGTTTTTCCCTTTGGCGATACTTCTAGGGATGACAATTTCACCAGGGGATAACTTCGCGTCCACAGTGTCGTTCACATGGGAGTCTCCAAAGACTTGCGCCTTACCAGGGACGTGGCCACCGTTGCTCATCTTAGGCGCTGTGAAGTGGGACGAAAGCCAATTCTCTTGTTGATTTGGCGCTTGGGTTATCTCGCCACCATAAGCCGCTGTTTTTTTTGCAGCGCCCGAACTCGCTCCTAAGTAGCTTGCTCCTGCGCCTAACATCTGCCCGGTTAACGCGTTTTCCGACGCCTCTTTGGCTTGCTGCGCTTGCAGGCCAGCATTCATAAGGCCACCGCTTTGCTGCGCACCCAGTCCCGACGCGGAAAGTTGCTGACCAATCTGTTGGTTCGCCAGCTGGCCCATGGCGGCCTGCGCTGCTAACTGCTCTTGCGCCTTCATCGTCGCGGCTGCACGCGCGGCCTGTTGGCCTGCCTCACCACCCTGTTGGGCGGCTAGTCGTGCCGCTATCATTGGATTTGCACTGGACCCACGTGCCGACGCTAGAATTGCGCCCTGGTCCGCCACATTGCGCGCGGTGGCCTCATTCAACATACCCGCCGCTACGCTAGGTCCGGCTCCAGTGGCTTGGTTCGCGTACATGCCTGCTAGTTGCTGTTGAGCATTAATTCCACCCGTCACGCCTGGCTGCATTTGCGTTTGCAGTTGGTTCATGCGCTCTAGTTGCTGGCGCGCTGGAGCCTCGGCAGCTTCCTGCGCTGCACGCCTGTCCCTATCCTCTCCAGTCTCGAAACCGATTAAGTCACCGGCCATGTCCCATAAACCCATGAGCGCACCTCTCTTTATGGTGGGGGTGTTGACGCACGTAGATATTCTTTGGTGCAAACGCCTCTGACTAGTTTGCACCAAAGAGGGAGCTTGACTTTTTGTGGCCTATAGATCCTCGCGTGGGCTGGCGTGAGACTGACATCGATGAGTGGCTTGCGTCCAGGTCGTTAGGTGTAGTCGCGCCTAATAAGAAAAGGTGCTCGAATAATTAACCCCGCCGCCAGCGCCACGCTAAACGACGGGGCCAACCAGTGATAGCAGCCTTATGCTATGCTGTTAACCCTAGGCTGTCCATTAGCTCACTGACTGATTTGCAGGTAGTGTTGGGTAGCCCTTCTTAAGCGCCACCGTTACGTCAAGTCCGCTAATCGTGAAAGATGGCCCCGTTGATGTGGTCCCTGGTTGCAGGAACTCCTGAAAAGACAACTGAAACGCTTGGCATTTTTGTTTAATTAAAAAAACTCTACCCTGCTTAGTTGAGGCTACTTGTGAAGTTGGTATGATATTAACGACCTGTAAAAGGTCCGAACTATAATCATATGCTATCTGAACCTCTAGGCTATGTGGTGTCACATCCTGACCTAATACATTAAAAAAATACGCGCGCTCTAGCCCTTGGACACCAGATAAGTTCACCCATGCCGTAGTGAACTGGACAAACACAGGAACTGTACCGTCCATAAACGTACCAGGGAGTTCCTGGCTAACGGTCTCACCGTCGGGTAGTAGAAGAGTGTGTCTGTCTTTATAGATCGTTGAATACAAATGACTCAGCCCAGAGAACTCACCCCATTGCTGATAGAAGTAGTCGAAAACCACCATTTTACCATTAGAAATGCCAAATCGTACTTCATTAGTATTTGGGACAGTCTGTGCAGAAACAACTAACGGTGTAGCTCCACTGGGTTGGGCTGGTAGCAGAAATTTTTCTACCGCCGCACCTATAAACTGCGTCGATAAATCGCGACCCAATACCCAAAGCCCTTTATCGCTCTGGAATACTAGTCCCATAGGGGTAATGACGACACTCTGCTTTGAAATGCAACCGATAGTGGCGCTTACGTAAATGGGATCGGTGAACGTGTTATCTGTACCATCATTATCGGGCCCTTCACCCGCAATGTAGTAGATTGCTCGCTGCTTAAAAATAATAAGCTTATCATCCATCGGAAAAATACCAGTGATAGGCCCTGTATTCACTTTTGAGGAGATAGATGGGTTAACGAATATTGTGAATAAATCAGAAAACTCAGGTGGAGTCCCTGCAATGACTGGTTTGGAAAAGAAAATACTATTCCTATCCTCACAAGGCACAATAAATAAGCGCGCCTTAAAAACTGTCATATCGTAACTAGCTGGTACGGCGTCATTCGGAAGCTGTCCCAGTGAAGTATATAAAATATCCTTAGACGCCCCAACTAGTGCGACCTCATCTAATTTATCGGTATATGCTAGCGACGGGACGTCTGGGGTGTTTGGTACTGATACACCCGCCACATTAGTTATTTCTCGCGGCAATGGTGATGTTAAACTTGACCTATATATTTTAACCACAACATTGGTTTTATTGGTCATAGTCAGGGAAGGTATTGCGATAGTGACGGTGGAAGCACTCCCTGTTGTAGTGATACCAGGAGAAGGGATAGGGCTTGGGGCACTTCTGTGTTGGTTGCCGTTAGCGTCGCTCCACTGGTAGACTGCTTGATAATAATAAGTACCGGCTCCAATAAGACCGCCTGATGTTGCCGTCGTTATTGACAGATTTTGTGGCGAGGTGTGAAACCCGAGTTCGCACGAGTTATTGCCGTCATATTGCCACGTTTGGCCGCCTGTAATACATGTTGACCCCGATATTTCGGCCATCTTTATTAAGTAATTATCAACGGTAAACCGGATAGCATCAACGCCTGTGTTTACGTAGAAACCTGGCGTTCCCGCGAGTGCTTTCTGTATTAATGGTTGCTCCATAATTAAGTAGGCGCTGTAGTAATATATGTTTAGTTGTGAAACCGAACATAATACCGGCCACGTTCTACCAACACCCGTTAACGTCGTGTTCCATGGGCCACCAGAGTACCATTGTCCGCAGGTAGATTCTGCATACTTAGCCAACACCTTTCCAGACGATGTAATAATAAAATTGGTCGAATAAAAATTAGTCGTAGGTGGCTCACCACCAACCGCCATCATAGCGGAGAAAACGCCTACAACAATTTGTTTATCGAATAAGAACGCGCGACTCCCTATAAACACATTGTTCGCGATAACATCCAGAGGCCCATCCACACCAGATGCCGTGACGTGAGTGCTCCATACTATACCTATATATGGTCCAACGGTGTTATAAACCCTAAATACAGAATCAAAAAAAATGGTTACCTCGCCTTGTGATGCGTAACCACAACCTGTACGAGGCATCTCTCCACCGGCAGTGTCAAACGTATAACTTACCGTTGGCGCTATTAGTTGACCTCCAGCCGCAGTTCTTTTTGTGTAAGCAATGTTTTCAACACCACCAGAAGGACTGGTCATGTAAATTAACCACCAACTACCGTCCGTCGCATCAACAGCAAGTGTTGCGAAACTATATAATATAGTACCGGTATTAGTTCCTGTAATGGCTCCAGAAAACCCAAACGATAGATTGGAGTTAATCATTTGGTAACCAAAACCGCTCGTGGCGGCCCACGCCACAACCGCAGAGCCTATGTAGGTATTGATGGCGATATCGTAAATAACAAACGACGATAGCGCCGCAGTGATGGTTCCATTAGTAGTCGCGAGCAAGGGATTGCTGGTTGGCAACGCTTTAAATAAGAGCGATGTTCCAAGTGTATACACCATATAAAAGTAGTTACCCAAAACAACTACTTTAGGCTTTTTACCGTTAACACTTAAGGATGTGCGGTTCACAATGGCTGTTCCAGTGGAGGCGTCCAGTACTTTATAATACGCGCCGTCGGTGTTCGACATGACTATACATATATAGCCATTGACCGACACCGCAGAGTCCACGCTAGCATATGGGTCATTATCGCGGATAAGAGGTACAATGTTAATGTCACACGTTTGGTACACAGCCGTTTGATTTAAATTGTTAGCTATGGGGTCATAGACGTTAATCTGTTTTCCAACTGTAATGAGATTATTTCTCGACGTACCTATGGCGCGCGTGTCTGATGCGGGGGATGAAATTAAAATTGGAAAACCGTACCGCTTTTTAATCATCCCACCAATAGAGAAAACAGTATTAATCAAGGATAGGAATTTTCCAAGTTTAACTTGGAATGGGTCGGTTTTCGTATCCAACCCTTGACCAAAGTTGATATTAATTGTTCTTTTCTCCAGTGTCATTTAACCTTCCCTTGCGATTAGGTTTACATTGGTCACCGAGGCCGATGGCGTCGTCCCACCTGACACGCGCAACTTAAGTTGGTAAAAATAAGTGTCCTCACCGATATCTAAGTCCATCATATGGACTACATTAGGCGGCATAATTATGGATGTGACAACACCTGCGCCGATTTGAAATACACCAAGGGTCTTGGCTGTTGTATCGGATAATGAATACTTAAGGAGCGTGTATATTCCCACCGTGGAACCACCTGTGTTTGTTACCGTTAACCCTGAACTACTTTGAAGTGGTGCTGGCTGTAAAAACACTGATATCGCTATTCCGCGACCTTTAATTTTTACTGAAGCACCAGTTACTAAGACGTTCACTGTACTAGTGGTGCTGAACGATGTAATTAAGTCAGAAACACCAATATTAGGGTGTGCTAATTGGTTGACGCCGTTGATAGCTGGATTAAGGACACTGGACCATTGAGATTGTTGAAGGGATTGTGAAACATCCTCAAAATATTGGCCAGCCACTGGCTTAATTATCTTAGCCACTAGTAACCACCATAAGGCCCATCTCCTCCAGCTCCACCATAACCACCATAGCGGTCTGACCTAGTGCGGGTATCTGAAATCGTGTCGGGCAGGCCTGCGTCCCGATTAACAGCACTTTCTTCGACACGCTTAAGGAGCGCCTGTTTTTGCGCCATAAGAAGGCTACAATCGCTTTCTTCCTTTTGAAGCGCCTTAATAGCTGCGTCCGTGATTACATATTCAAGCCACCCGTTAACACCGTCTGCTATATCCGTGTCCTGAAGTAACTCAGGCATCCTAGGGATATACCAGACGCGAAGATACTGGTTACCCGAAGGTGTAGGAATGAAGGTTAAGTTACTCCCCACTATTCTGTACTCCAGACCCGAAATACCTAGGTAGTTAGCTTGCAGTTGAGGGAATACATAGCGATTGCGAGATATAAAATTAAACTTTTTGAGTGTAACCCAAGCGTTCGAGTTCGCGTTCAAGCCAAGGTCAACGCCCAGTAGCTTATAGAAATCACTAGGCAACGCGTATGTGTTTGACCCATTAGTGAGGAGCATAAGAGGAGGTGCTGCGTAGTAGTCCTCATAAGCAGTCACCAGGATGTCGTACAGCTCAAATAAGCTCTGGTTAATGTAGCTATTCCACTCGGAAAGCGTCACGAAACCGGAGTTCACGCGGTCGGCGCGCTGTTGCGCAGTTGTGCGGAGCTGGAGG